TCAGTGTTGTTTCCACGCCACTATTATTGATATAAGTATTTGCTTTATAAAAAAACTGTTTAAGATTCGGTGCGTTGACGGTTATCGCACTTAAATCACTCTTTAAGTCAGTAATGTCTGATGCGTTCTGTGCTATTTGTGCTGCACTTGCGCTCACGCTCTGCGCCGCCGCCTCTGCTGCTTCTACATCGTCCGCGACCGCTTCTTCGATCTCATCAATAATCTCATCTGTTGCCTGAGTGATCTGGTCACGGATATCATCATATGTTGCCAGACGCTTTGCGCTCCCCGCCTGAAAAGCAACATATACGGATTTGCCATCCGATGCATTTGGATCGCCGGACTGCACTACAGCAATCTCACCAGGCACCATTTTATTCGGCGTAAAGTTGCTATATGCGCCTCTTCGGTTTTGAATAGCCATTTGCCAACCTCCTTGCTACTCCCAGTCTGTAAATAACCCGCCATCTACGTTGTGGCTAAAATTGTCAAGTCGCTCATTGATTTCATCCGCAAACTCATCAAATTCTGCCTTGGTCACTTCGCCGGGGTCTCCCTTCGGCCCCTGCGGCCCCGCAGCTCCATCATCGCCCTTGTCTCCCTTTTCGCCCTTATCTCCCTTGGAGCCGGGTGTGCCGGGATCACCCTTCGCCCCTTGTTCTCCATCGGCACCGACAGGAATGCCGAGTGTCAGGATTCCGTTCTCATATGATGCGGTGGCACTTGAACCGGCCGGCAATGTCTCGGATATTACTGTTAAATCCTCTATGTTGCTGAGGCGGTTGATGATCTGCTCATAAATAGACGGGGTAGGTGGATCACTTGATTCCAGATCATCACCATACCCCGTCTCATATACTCTTACTCTTGCTTGATTTGCAGTAACCAGATCGCCACAGAAGACCGATACATAAAACTCTCCGTAGCGTCCGTCCAGGACCTCCCACGGCACCAGACACGTTCCATCATCACCGATGAGGACTTCATAGGCCGAATCAATGTTTCGGAAGATTGCTGTCTTGATCCCGGCCCATTCGTCTGTCAGAAATGAAAACTCTGCATACAGATAATTCTGGGATTTTGCCACAGTCCGAAAATGATCCGACCTGATAATCATCTGGTTGCGCACTTTGAATTGCAACTGTGCCATATAAGGCTGTTCACCCCCTCCCCATTAGGTACAGAAACCGAAGTAATAATACGTGTTGTAAATATAATCTGAGTCAGAACCATTTGAGTTTCTAAACCGTGTCGGCGCATATACGCCATTTGGCTCATGCGTCGCATCTGCCTGCGTCAAAACCACAGCTTTTCCACTAGTATTTGTACTTCTGTAGAACAATGAAGATGGCCTATATGAGGTGTTACTCATATTCCAATCAATGCCACCATATTCCGCAGATTCATTTCCATACATCTCGGAATAAGAAACAAGAAATACCTTATCTTGTGTTACCTCGTCCGGCACATTTACATATTTGTTGCTCGCAGTTTCATCAGCAACCATACTTTGCGAGTGTATTTTAACGGACTTTATCTTATTTCTCACAATGGGATTTATGCCGTCAAAGAAATCGCCATTCATCCATGCACGCATCTGGCATTCTTTCCACCCGCCAACACATCCAGTTCCAGACACATATCGAGCAATGGAGGTTTTTATCCTACTGGAAATAACAGTATTTGTTCTAGTTGCACCATTTGTTACGCTTGCCCAATTAAGTTCAACAACCTTGGTGTCAATATATTCATTATATGCGCTCGGGCTTGAGTAATAGCTCTGCAATTCGATATTAAATACTGTGCCGTTACTACACGGGTATTCCAAATAGGTCATAGCGGTGCTTTCGCCATTTCCAGAGTATACCGTCTCGCCATTTACCTTTATTACGAGAGTCCCGGTGTAATAGGTGTATTTGTATCCGATCTTAAACGTCCCGCTACCCTTTGTCGTAATTTTGGTTGTGACCGTTCCCGGATAAGTTGCCGACCTTTTTGCTTTTGTTCCACTTGTGAATGTGACAAGATTCGTTCCATTTTCTGCAGTCCAGTCTGGAATAGTGGTCTCTTGGGTCTCATATTGCAGTGCCGGATTCATTATTCTGCTTCGGATTGCATCAATGCTCCTCCAGAATATTTTAGCTTTAGCCTTGGAATTGGCTAATTCATAAACCCCGAACCCCATAATTCTTATCCGATAGTTGCCATTGGAAGTTGTAAGCGTCTTCCAATTGCCGGGCTTGTATTTCGATTTGGCAGTTCCGTTATCAACTGCAAACATTATTTCTTCCCAGCTATCCTGTATCTCGGCATCTTGGAAGAATTGAGCCAATGCACTTTCGGAGCTTTCAATATACCTTCCAGATGGCATCCAACCTGCAAATGTATATCCAGCTCTCGTTGGTGCCGTACCGTTATAGCCCGCATTTGCATGGTAATTGAGGTTATCATCAGTTTCTAATAAAGTAGATCCGTTATACCAAAGCACTGAGTACTTTCTTGTTGCAGATGAAAATGCCGCTTTAAAGTTGGTCGCAGATGTTATTTTTCGTGTTGCAGGATCTACATATATTTGGCCGATTGTCCACCCAGAAAATGTAAACACTGCTGTTGTGGTTGGTTCCTTTTCTGGTACTTCTGCCGGAGGCGTTGCGTATTGATTTAATTGAACCCACTGTTTCTTTAGCACTTCATTATCATTATAGAAAGTAACAGGGAACTGATTTGTGCTTCCTACATTGTTTGCAAATTGCTCTATAGCATCCATTCTAAAAAGCATTTGCTTCATCCACTGCTTCATATCTATAGCATTGAAAAACAGATTCCAATTTTCTGCTATTTCAACAGCGTTTTCTTTTGTGGCAACCGTGCCAAAACCTATGCCTTTTCCATTATATAGCCAGTCCATAGTGACGTTGGCAGTGCTTAATCTCAGGTTTCTTGAATACGAATTGAGGCTATCACTTACCGTAATGACAATCGTATAGGATGATTCTGGATTAGCGGCAACCACAAGACTTCCGCTTTGCGTATATGATGACAGCGGATCATATATGGTTGTTCCGCCAGGATGGTTTATCACAAGTTTCTTGGCGTTTTGATTGTTAATTGATGTTATCGATACTGCCCAATCAATTCTGCAATAAGCACCCATGTCATTTGGAGAACCATCACTTTCGCATCTGTGAATGGATACACTCGGAAGAGATGGAGCTGAGTATTGTATAATAGGAACCGTTATACTATCATCAAGAATAACGGAATCCCCAAAACCATTTACACGAACACCTATGCTGGCATTTGTTCCAGTTGCCGGTATGCCAATCTCACTCTCTCCATAATATAGTTCATTGAGTACAAAATCCTTTGTCGCATATCCAGTTCCCGGCGTTCTATATCTCGCATAAATTGCTGCACCATATTTGGCACTTGCATGAACCGTATAATTGAGTTTAGTTGCTACATTACGAAGAAGAACACCGTACTGTTCATACATGCCACTGGGATCAGATACACTCCATGTAGGCGTTCCATATAGTCCTGTTATATCGTCTGATGATTTGAACTCGATATTTCCAGATATTGTTCTCTTGGATACAACTATCATGTAATTCGAATCACTAGGATCAATTACTTTTAAAGAAAGCGTAAAATAATACTTTGTCGGTTTTTCTAAAGATGTATTTACGGAAACGAATGGCGGAAAGTACAAATAATTTGTTGCCGTTCCGCTTGTAATATAAGGCGGATTCTCGTTTCGAACAATTTTGGACTCTCTCAGCACCCATTGATAACTATTAGATACATACCCATACACATCAGTAATTTCCGATGTGAACTTTGCCCCTATACTAGCCCCAAACTGGTTAAGCGCATTTGCATAAAAATGAGCAGGGGCAGTTACTGTCTGGTAAAACGGTGCATACGTTGTGTATGTTTTCCAAACTCCCAAACCAGAAGAGCGCGAACAATCAACCCAGGTTCCACTACTGTTCTTGTACTGTACTTTGCTCCTAACCCATATCTGCTTATTTGAAACAGAAAGCGATATTAAATCGAATGAATTATATCCAGAAAACGAATACGTGTATGTTCCCGTCGTGTCATCATTTATTTTCGTTGCGTGAGAATTATTGTCTGGATATTTTCTGGAATACACATAAAATCCACCACCGGGATACCCGTAGCCCGGGCCAAGTTCTGTTATTACTTCTGATTTAATACTTGAAAAATTATTCTCTGACAGTTGAGCCACAACCCGCACCGGCAGACTGCCGCCCGATGATGATCTGCCGAAAACCTTAGTGGATAACGTTAACGTTGTGCCCATTCCAGACGCATTTGTTGCATCATCAAAATAATAAATGTACCAATTCGAGTACCATCTAAGCGATCTTCCATTGACAGTAAGAGATACGTCTGTACTACTTGGAATAACCGGAAATCCGTTTCCATTGTCTGGCCTCATTATGTCATCTGTTAAATATATGGTTACCCGACTCATTTAATTGTCTCCTACATAAAACAGGCTCATGTTTCCATTGCTTCTTGGCTGAAAAACAAAATCTCCCAACTGCAATGAACCACCAACTGGAACCATGATCTTTCTCGGAGTAAACATCTCATCTTGATTCCATCGCGTTACCGACTCATTATCGACCATCATATTGATGCCATCATTGGCAAGTCTAATAGTCTTATTGCTATTTGTCTTACCTATTGTTTCTCCGTATTGATCGAATCTGTAATGAGTTTTCAGCTCATCAAGGTCATCACTGGTCTGTGTTACCTCTAGTTCAATAGCCTCCGCAGTCTGGTTAAATTCTGTTCTCAGCGTAGTTTTTGCTTCATTGATAGCTGTATCAATAGAATCACCTGATGTGATGCTTATAGCATTACCAGAAATGCGGACCTCGCCAGTGTCAACATCGGCAAAAAACACCTCTACGCCATCCTTGCGAATGACTAGCTGGCCTGTATTGATCCATTCTGCGTTAATGCCTATAACATGAAGGATACTGGCAAGCACTTTTCCATCTACGGCGAACCCATACCAGTTTGGCTCCGGGTCTGTACCGTTGTTGGTAAATGTTATACCAACAGAAGATATTTCAATTTGGATTTCAGATTCTGAAAGATTCGGCTTGTTGTGCCGGTAGGTTATTGTGCCCCCACCCGGCTGTGGCACCTCTGTTTCATACATCCCGGAAGCACTGGCCATAGCAGAGGCCAAATCAGCCATGGCTCTCGCATACGGATTGTCTGCCTTTTTTATCTGTTTCCGTAGCTCGACATAGCTTTTTGTCGCTTCGGTAAACCGTGTAGCACTGTTTCTGGCAGGGGTATCCGCACCGCACACCGTGGTCTGCGTAGAACCGACGGTAAAACTCGTTCTGGTAATAAGGATCTGGTACCTATTGCCCTTCCTGTCATAAACATAGGCACAGTCTCCCGCCTCTATGGTCGGATCCAATACGTGGCTGATATTTGCCTTGCGAAATGTTGTTCCGATCAGCTGCTGCCCCAAATAACTGACAATGTTCTGGGCATTTGAGGTAGTAATGAAATCGTTCTTGGCAATCTTGATCGCATATCCGGGATCGCCCTCTGAGAAGACAATGATGGAGCGGGCTCCTTCGGTGTCATCTTTTACTTCTGCCTGCACTTGGGTGATGACCACATCATCTACAGATATATTTCGGCTGTAGATTGAAGAAATAATGTGCAGATCATTCCAGGCAAACTCACCGCCATCTGCTACATACCCCGTTTCCCACGGATTAAATGTGCCGCCATCCGCGTCATCACCGGTTAAATAGACATTTGGATCGTCTTCATCAAACTTTCCACCATCCAGAGATTCCGAGTCAGGAGCGAACAAACTGATATCGAACCATCTCAGTTCTAATTCGCCAGAGTTGTTGCATCTCGCAAAGCACCCGGCAATTGTCGCACACCAAGACAACACCTCTCTGCATGTAGTAGCTTCATCAGATGGTCTTTCAGGGATAACAAAATCTTTTCTGGGGAAGTTTAGCGATGATGTTGCCAGATTTACCCCGCATACAGTACACAAGTCACGCACTATCGTATCCAAGGACGCGGGATAGATCAGCGTACTTGCGGAATATGGCCTGTCGAATTTCGCCATATTGTCCAGACAGGAAAGCGTGATAGTGCTGCCGTTATATGTTGCCTCATCTACAGTAAAAACTCCTCTTTGAGCCCATTCAGTTGTTTCGGAAAGCTCAAGTCCAACCTCTACCGTCAATTCTGCATCGGTGAAGTCATAATCGGAGTATGCGTCATAAATATTGTTGATTATGATCTTAGATGTTCCAATAGATGCCGATCCAAGAGCCGTAAACCTGTTATCATCAGATATCACATCCTCCACAGAGACTCCAGAAGACCATAATTCCTGATTGGTCAGGACGAGTTCTGTTTCATCAGCAAGCGTAATATTCACACGCCGCAGATAGTCAACCCGCCCTGACGCCAGAGCATTTTTAAACTCTCCTGATACGTTAATCATCTGGTTACCTCTCTATAATGGAGAATTTAATAAGGGAGTATATCTTATTCCCTAAATGCCAGCTTTTGACTGTTATCTCCTGATCGCCTCGATAGAAAGTGCGTGTATTGATGCTCTTGGTCATAGGGTTTTCAAAAGTTATGTCGAAGTATTCCGGGTTGAAGGCCTGAAGGATCTGGGCTGTCTCTTCATCTGTAGTATTCTGCCATTCCAGATCCCCTGTCCACTTCTGCGTAACCCGGTTCTTGTGCATGGTTCCGTCCTCCGTCCTGCCGGCAGCCGAATCGGAAATATCATTCAGATGCCAATTTACGCCGGTAGGAGATGGCACGCTTGCCCCGTTCACTTTCAGTATGTCCATTCCATCCTCCGTTAACTGTACTGGACCCTCGGATTGAGTTTCCAATCCAGTTTATTCTGGCCCCTTATGCATGCACGTGCTATCTCGACGGAATCAACAACAAGGACCACATCTTTGTCTGAGCCGCCAACGCTGTTCATCATAGCCACGCTCGCCATCACATCCTGAATCCTGTCTGCGATCTTTTCGGCAATCGCATCTGCGCTCTGCGCAATGGCTTCGCCGGTAAGCTCCCTGATCTTGCTCTCAGGAGATACGATCTCGCCCTCTCTTGTGTTGTCACCGATCATCGCCAGCCGCGGGGAGTTCCTCTTCACATAGCCGCCCTGTGCCAGATAAGAAACCTGTCCAAGCGACCACTTCGGGAGACTGAACCCGAACTGTCCCCCTCCATAGAAAGGCACCCAGTCCGGAATATCAATCTGTATACTATTTAAGGCGTCTGCGATCGCATTGACCATATACTCCATAGATGACAATAAACTGTTGATAAAACCTATAATGGCGTTAATAGGCGTTTTCACCACGCCTTCAATACCGCTCCAGATGTCGCTGAAAAACCTGGATATGCCATTCCATGCCCGTTCCCAATCTCCAGTGAACACTCCGGCCACGAATTCTGTAATCCCACCAAGCGAGCCCTTAATATTCTCAACTGCAGGGTCAATTACACCTTTGATGCCATCCCAGATCGGACCCATGACAGAAGAAACCCTCTCCCAAGCCTGATTCCATACGTTC